CTTGGCCGACACGCGGTCGGCGGCGCCTGTGGATGAAGTCCAGATCTGCCGGGCTTCGACATAGAGCCTTTGGAACTGGGGGTGCTTGGCGATCACTTCGCGGAAGTACTCCACGTCGATCGCGTGCTCCTGCAGGATTTGCCTGAGCGGGTAAATATTTCGGGCCGCTTCACTGGCCAGCCGAGCCAGCACGGCATCGCTGTATTTCAGCAAACTAGGCGGTTCGGGCGGGGCGGCCTTGGCCGGCGCGAATGTTGGTGGAAGCGGCGGCACAACCACTTGCTGTTCTCCTCGGGCGCGGATACTATACAAAGCGTACACGATCGAGCCTTTTTTGGCGAGCCCACCGCTAGGGGAAATAGAGTGTAGTGCTACAGCAAGCTCTTCCCGTCCCGTCCAGCCCTCCGATCGCGGCCGGCATTCCGTCGCCTCAGCCGCCGGTGCCCACTGGCGCGCTCCAGGTGATGAGCCTGCCGCAGCTCCAGGCGGCTGAAAAAGCTCAGCAGGACGCCGTTGCGCAGGCCCAGAACGTCACTCCCGAGGAGGAGACGGGGCTCACGGCGCTGGTGCGGCGCGAGTGGGAGATCATGTGGCGGCACCGCAACAGCGCCGCCGGCTGGTCACAGCGGCTGCTCGCAGCGTTGCGGCAGTTCAACGGGCAGTATGACCCGTCAAAGCTGGCCGAAATCAAACGCTTCGGCGGCTCAGAGATCTACGCCCGGCTCACCGCCATCAAGTGCCGCAGCGCGACTTCGCTACTGCGAGATGTGTACCTCACCACCGACCAGCCGTGGGGCCTGCAGGCGCCGGCCGACGTCGAGATCCCGGTCGAGGTGTTTCAGAACATCGTCCGGCTGGTGCAGTCCGAGATCCAGTCGCAGGTGTCGGCGGTCCAGACCGGCGAAGTGCCGGGCGCGCTGCCGCCCACCAAGGACGATGTCCGCGATCGCACCAACGAGCTGATCGAGGCCGCGCGCCAGGCTGCCAAGAAGAAGGCGGCCGATCGTGTCGAGATCGCCGAGGACAAACTCGAAACCCTGCTCCGGGAAGGCGGCTGGTACGACGCGCTCAGCGCCAGCCTCACCGACCTGACCATTTTCCCCTTCTCGTGCATCAAGGGGCCGGTGGTCAAAATGGTCCCGACGGTGAAGTGGTACAACGGCACGCCGTACCAGGACACCGTGCCGAAGCTGTTTTGGATGCGGGTATCGCCGTTCGACCTGTGGTGGACGCCGGGCGCCAGCGACATTGCCGCCGCCAACGTCGTCGAACGGATACGGTTTTCACGGGCGGACCTTAACGATCTCCTCGACTTGCCGGGCTACAACACCGACGCGGTCAAGGAAGTCCTGACGTCGATGCCCCGCGGTTACGTCGACACGCCGGACTCTACCGACGCTTCGCGCGCCGTCATGGAGAGCCGCGAGAACCCGACGTGGAACGAGAGCGGCATGTACGACTGCCTCGAGTTCCACGGCAACGTCCAGGGGCAGGTACTCCTGGACGCCGGCATGGAGAAGCGGCTCGTCCCGGATCCGATGCGCGATTACGCCGTCGAGTTGTGGATGATCGGCAGCCACCTGCTCAAGCTGCAGATGGCGCCGAGCCCGCGCAAGCGGCACCCGTATTTCGTGACGTCGTTCGAGAAGGTGCCGGGGACGCCGGTGGGCAATTCGCTGCCCGATATCCTGGCCGACCTGCAGGACTTCGCCAACGCCACCATGCGCGCGGCGGTCAACAACATGGGCCTGGCCTCCGGCCCGCAGGTGGTGGTCATGGACGATCGCCTCTCCGGCCAGGAGAATGGCGAGGAGCTGTACCCGTGGAAGCGCTGGCACGTCGTCAGCGATCCGTTCGGGGCGAGCTCGAGCGCCCAGGCGCCGGTGTCTTTCTTCCAGCCTGAGAGCCGCATCCAGGAGTTGATGGCCACGTTTGGCCAGATCATGGGGCTGGCTGACGATTGGTCGGCGATCCCGCGGTATATGCAAGGCACGTCGCCCGGCGCCGCCGGCCGCACGGCCTCGGGCCTCGCGATGCTCATGGGCAGTTCGTCCAAGCTCCTCCAAACCGTGTGTGGCAACGTCGACGCCGATCAGATCAAGCCGTCGATCGAGCAGCTCCTCGACATGGTGCTGCTGACGGATACCACGGATCTCCTGGACGGCACGGAGAACGTCGTCGTGAAGGGCGTCGCGGTGGCGCTCCAGCGCGAGACGCAGCGCAGCCGCCAGCTCGAGTTCCTGGCCGCGACGATGAACCCGGTGGACACCCAGATCATGGGGCCGAAGGGGCGCGCCACGGTGCTGCGCTCGGTCGCCAAGACGCTCGGCATGCCCGGCGAAGAGATCGTGCCTTCGGACGATGCGCTCGCCGCACAGCAGAAAATGGCCGCGACGATCGCCGCGGCGAACGGCCAGCCCGGACATGGCGGCCTGGGCGAACAGGCAGCGCAGGGGCAGGGCAGCCAGCCCGGCGCGCCCAGTCAGGACATGGGGCCGCGCACCAACCTCCAGCAGAAGCAGCCGGGACTGAACATCGGCGGCGGCGCCGGGTAGCGTCTGTTGTAAAACTCGCGTATAGTGCTATTTCCCAGGAGATAGAACAATGGCAAAGAACGGTTTTGGAGTGAATGGCGGCGGTGGCCACATGTTCGGCGAGAGTGGTGCGACACCGCAAAAGGCCGGGCAGACGTCCAAGTCCCAGAGCGGGCAGGGCGCCAAGTTCCCGGCCGGCGGTGGCGGCCACATGTTCCCGAAGAAGGGCGCCGTGCCGTCCAAGCCGGGCGTGACGTCCAACGACGGCTCGGGCATGGGCGCCAAGTTCGCCGCCGGCGGCTCGACCAAGATGTTCGGCCGCTCCGGCTCGAAGGCGCGCTCGCCGGGCAGCACCGGCGGCTGATTTACCTCGTCAGGTAAGTGTCATGGCGCGACAGCCGTTCAAGCCGTTTGGACCGCCCAAGCCGGCCAAGGGGAAGGCGTCTCAGTCCGAGATGCTTCCCTCGCGCCATGCGCTCGCCGAGCTCACGGGCGGTGACCCGTCGCACCGGACGATCGGCTACTACGGCAAGCTGACGCCCTTGGGTTCGGGCGCGCCCGACACCTGGGACGACATTCAGGCCATGGGCCAGAAGTTCAAGGACGAGTTCGGCTCGTGAAACTGGAAACTTTCACGAAGCCGCAGAAGCTCGCGGCGGAGCAGCACCGCCTGGTGCGGGCACTTGTCGTGCTCAAGACCCGCAACCCCGAAATCTACAACCAGCTCGAGCTCGCCCTTCACGAGGCGCTTGACGCCGAGATGGTCGCGCCCGTCCGGGTGCCCCCTGCCATGCTGCCGACCGCCCAAGGTCGTGCCCAGGTCGCGCAAGACGTTCTGGCGATAGTCGACAACATCGAGCACTACCGTTTGGAGCTCGAAAAAGCAGAGCACGCCGCCCGCGCCGCTGCCGCCAAGACCCAGCCCCCGCCCGGGCAGGGACAATAACCACAGCCAAGAGGGACAATCATGCCAGCCCGCCACCCCCACGCGGATCTTCCTGTCGACGAAACAGTCGTGCTGCCGCGCGCCGTGCGTGAAGCCAACGAACGTGCCGAGGCCATGCAGCGGGAGCTGACCGAGCAGGCTCCGCCGGCGCCCGAGACGCCGCCAGCACCCGAGACGCCGCCTGCACCGCCCCAGCCGGAAACACCGCCGGCCCCGACCCCAACTCCGCCGACACCTGAGGTGCCACCCCAGGAGCCGCAGCCCGCCGTACCGGGCAGCGAAGAGGCGAAATGGGAGCACGCCTACAGATCCATGAAGGGCCGGTTCGACGCGCTCACGGCGAAGACCAACGAAACCCTGGACGGCCTGAACCAACGCATCAACTCGCTGGTCGCCGAAAACCAAACGTTGCGCGTCGCGCCGCCGGCTCCCCAGCCGGAGACCCCGCAACCGACCCCTGGCGTGCCGGAAGGCTTCACCGAAGAAGACGTTGCGAATTGGGGGCCGGACATGATCGCCATGGTCGATCGGGTCGCCAGCGCCCGTATGGCAAAAGTGACCGGCGATCTCGGCAAGCGTGTTGAGGAGGTGAGTGGCATCGTCCAGCAGGACGCCCGCGGCCGCCTGATCAATTCGCTCGACCAGATGTTTGGCCCGGCCGCCGAGGGCCAGCCCCCGATGTGGCGTGTCGTCAACCAGGATCCACAATTCCTTGCGTGGTTGAACTTGCCAGACCTCGCGAACGGGCGTATAAGGTACGAGTTATTGAAGGAAGCCTTTAGTGCCAACAATACGGCGCGAGTGGCCCACTTCTTTAGGAGCTTCATCTCGGAAGCTCTCCCGGCTCCCGCAGGGGGGCCAGCGGTACCGGCGCCGTTGCCTGCGCCCGCCCCTCCGGCGGTGCAGCCCTCGAACCGGATCCCGCTGAGCTCACTGGCGGCACCAGGAGCAGCGAGACCTGCAGCACCCGCCCAACCGGGCGCCCCTGCGGAGAAGCGCATTTGGAAGACCTCCGAAATCGCGGGGTTTTTCGACGCCATGCGCCGCGGTGCATACGCCGGCAAGGATGCTGAGGCACTCGCACTCGAGCAGGATATCTTCGCAGCGCAACTCGAAAACCGCGTGATGGAGGGCTAATCCGGCCCTTCTCTACGTGTGAGCTACCCGCTTACCTCGTGAGGTAAGCAAAAGGCTCCACGAGCTGGAAGGGCTCCAACCCTTCTCTCGTGGAGCTTTTTATGTTCGACAAGGTGCTTGTCGGTATGGGCGCGGCGGCGCTCCTCAACCCCGACGTCGATTTCTTCGCTCCGGCCAATCCGGGCGAAATCAGCAAGAACACGGCTTTTGCGTTCGGTCTCGCGGGCTCGATGACCACGCCGCCGATCTATCCGTCGGGCAGCTCGCAGCCGAGCAACGCCTACTCCGGCACGTTCATCCCGGAGATCTGGTCGGGCAAGCTGATCCAGAAGTTCTACAACGCGACCGTTCTCGCGGCGATCTCGAACACCGACTACGAAGGCGAGATCAAGAACTACGGCGACAAGGTGCACATCCGCACCATCCCGACGATCACCATCCGCGACTACCTGTCGGGTGGCGACCTGAACGTGGATCGCCCGTCGGCCCCGATCGTCGACATGACGATCGACAAGGGCAAGTACTTCAACGTCATCCTCGACGACGTGATGAAGATCCAGAGCGATATCAACCAGATGTCGCTGTGGTCGGACGACGCCAGCCAGCAGATGAAGATCACCGTCGACACCGACGTGCTGGGTGGCATGTACAACCAGGCGACGGCCACCTACAACCGCGGCACCGCTGCCGGCAAGATCTCGGGCAATATCAATCTCGGCGTCACCGGCACCCCGCTGAGCGTCGTGGCGAATGCGCCCGGCGCCGGCCAGGTCGACGTGGTCGACGTGGTGACCCGCCTCGGCCAGGTGCTCGACGAGCAGAACATCCCGGAAGTGGGTCGCTGGATCGTCATCCCGACCTGGTTCGGCACGCTGATCAAGCGCTCCGAGCTCCGCCAGGTGTTCATGTCGGGCGACGGCGTGACCATGCTGCGCAACGGCAAGCTGGGCATGATCGACCGCTTCACGGTCTACGTGTCCAACCTGCTGCCGAACGGCGTGGCCTCGAGCCTGTCGGCCGGCGAGTTCGTGATCTACGCCGGTCACGCCCACGCGCTGAGCTTCGCCTCGCAGATGACGAAGCTCGAGACCCTGCGCTCCGAGCGCACCTTCGGCACCTTACTCCGTGGCCTGCAGATCTACGGCTACAAGGTGCTCGACGGCCAGGCGCTGGCGCAGGCAGTCGTCACCCAGGGCTAACCCTGAGCCGCAAGGGACTAGGGCCGGGATAACACCCGGCCCTTACCTGCGCAGGTAAGGAGCGACCATCGTGGCGACCGTCGGCGACGTCATCGGCGAGATTTACCTGCTCCTGCAGGATGTCGACCGTGAACGCTATGACGTCGACACGGTCTACACGGACCTGAACAACGGGCTGCTCGAGGCCAAACGGCTTCGACCGGACTTCTGGCGCGGCACTGACCCGCCCGAGTACGGGCAGGGCGACAGTGGTTCGGCGATCGACTTCCCGAGCACCTACAAGCCGGCCTTGGTGAACTACGTGGTGGGGCGGGTGCTGCTCCGCGATCGTGAAGACTCCACGGATCAGCGGGCGGCCATCCTGCTCAACACGTTCAGCGCCAAGCTGACGGTACTCCAGGCGTGATTACCTGCCGAGGTAAGACCTGATGACACAAACCGCCGCCTTCAATCGCTTCTACGCCGACGCCGCGATGGACGTCCCCGGTGCCATCCCGAGCGCCGTGCAGGCGATGTTGCTGGCGACGCTGCGTGATTTCTTTCAGTTCACCAACGCCTGGCAGGAGGACGTCGACGTGATGGTGTCCTCGGCGTCGCTGGTTTACCCGCTGGTCGTGTCTTCGGGGAAGTCGATCAATCGACTCTTGAACCTCTGGGACACCGCCGGCGACGTCGTCTGCAAGCCATGGGTGTGGCCGGCGAAGATGGCGACGCCCGGCACTCTCACGCTGCTACGGCAGATCACCGGCAGCGGCACCCAACACTGGTCGGCGACTTTGGGGTTGTTCGCGGTCGATCCGATCGACGGTGACGGGAACCCCGTGTTTCCGTCTTGGATCCTCGACAAGCATTTCGACACGCTGCTCTCGGGCGTGCTGTTCCGGCTGATGAAGCAGCCGCTCAAACCCTACTCGAACGTCGCTATGGCGAAGTTCCACTACCAAAAATATGTCAGTGGCCGCGCCCTGGCGCGCGCCGAAGTGGAACGAGCCAACACCTTTGGCACACAGAACTGGAACTTCCCGCGCGACTTTGTTGGGCCGGGCGGCGCCACCCGCCAGCGAGGGGTATAACCCATGACGCTTTCGCTCACGCACACCAAGGTCTCCGGCAAGTCCGACGGCGGCGATGCGACGTTGGTGCAGCCCTCCGACTGGAACGACGAACATGACTTGACCTTGGCTGCGGGCAAGATCATGGGCCGAGATACGTCCGGCGCCGGTGCCGTCCAGGAGCTGCCGCTTTCGTTCGACGCCTCGGGGAACGCTGATTTCACCGCGGCTCAAGGCGGCCTCGGCGTGCCGACGGGCACCACGGGGCAGCGTCTGGGCGGCGCCCGCAACGGTGTGTTCCGATACAACACGACTCTCGGCACTTTCGAGGGCATGATCGCCGGCGTCTGGACCGCCGTCCTGGGCGCAGTGTCGCCGGCCATCACGGGCACGGCGTCGTTGGTAAATGCGACGTTGTCGGGGCTGCTACAAATCGTTGGGTTGAGCGAAACGGTCGTGGCAGCGGATCTGACTGACAGCGTCCTAACCATGGACCTGTCTCTGGGGACGAACTTCACGATCACGCGGACGTCGGCGATCACGTCCATCGTGTTCAGCAACAAGCCTGCTGGCAAAGTCGCGTCGGCAACGTTGTGGGTCAAAAGCGGGGACGGTGTTGCGCACGCCGACGATCTCTCGTCGTGCCAGTGGGCTGGCAATTCGCCACCGACCCTAGGCTCGGTCGTGAACAACGAAGATGTGATCGGCTTCATTATTCGCCCGTCGGTGACCAAGCCCTACGCATTCCTGGGCGGTCTGGGCTTCGGTGGTTAATGCCTACCGGGTCCATTCGGCAGGTGGTGGACGCGGCGAAGGGTACGCCGTTTACCATCACCACCAACCAGACGGATTTGGTGCTGCGCACGTTTGCTGACGCCAACGGCTATCCTGGCGCGGGCAACTGCGTCATTACGATCGCTGCCGGTGCCGAGTGTTTTGCGAGCGGTACTGGAATTGCTGCGGTGCGGACCGGGAGCTGGCCCGCTGGCATAACGCTCAAGCTGGTGAATTTTGGCACTCTTACCGGCCACGACGGCGCCAATGGCGGCGGCGGTCCCGGTGGCAGCGCTCACACAAACATCGCCGATAACGGTTCTCCCGGCGGTGCAGGCGGTGCCGGTGGCCCCGCATTCCAGACAACTGTTCCCATCGAAGTCGACAACCGCGGAACTTTCCGAGGAGGCAAAGGTGGCGGCGGTGGCGGCGGCGGTGGCGGCGGCTCCTTCATCTTTGACGGCGCCGATCCTCCCATCGGCCACATCGGCACAGGCGGCGCAGGTGGGACGAACGGCGGCGGCGGTAGTCCAGGTTCTTCTGAGGCCGGAGCAACGGGCGGCACGGGTGGCACGGGCGGAGTGCCGGGCAGCTACGGCGGGGCTGGTACGAACGGCACCTCGGGAGGCTCGGGCTCTGGTGGTTCTTCCAACGGATCTGGGGGTTCTTTCGGAGGTGGCGGAGCGGGCGGCGCTGCCGTCACAGGCAACGCCAACATCACATGGATAAACACTGGCACCCGCTTGGGGGCCATTACCTAGTGGCGTCAATAGAGAGAACATGCTATCTTTTGTGAAACCCCTCTGAACGGGAGAAAAAACGATGAATTTCAAGGACCGTGTTTCGGCGCTCTTCTTCCAGCCGCAGAGCATGGGAAGCGCTGTTCCGACTTTCGGCTTTTACATGGACGACGACGGCAATCCAGCGTTCGCCGTTGGGGGCGTCCGTGTCGGCGGCTTCGCTGCCGGGACTGGCAACCGGGCCATGTCGCCGCGATGCATCCACTCGGGTAATACTCCGGTGAAAGCGTCGACAGATGGTACCGACAGCACGCCGGTCATCACCGAGACTTACATCTGCGAAGTGATGGTGCCGCAGACCACCAAGGTTACCGGCATCGCCTTCTTCAATGGCTCGGTGGCGTCGGGCAACATCAAGGGCGCCATCTTCGACAAGTCGGGAGCGGTTCTGGCTTCGACGGCATCGACCGCGATGTCGGGCACCGATGCGTTCCAGCGCGTGGCCCTGAGCTCGGCGCTGCAGCTCGCGCCGGGCACGTACTACGTGGGCCTCCAGGTCGACAACACGACCGCCCGCTTCAACACCCATCCGGTGGGCAACTTCGGCGCCTCGAAGAAGACCGGCGAGACGTATGGCACGTTCACCACGATCACGCCGCCGACCACGTTCACCGCCGGCCAGGGACCGATGGCGACCCTCTACTAAGAGGGTCGTTACCTGCGCAGGTAAGACCAAAGGGGTTCGTTCGATGCGGAAATTGATATTCATCTTGGCGTTGGCTCTCCTCGGGATGGGGTCTTTTGCCCAGGCGCAAAGTAACGTCCGCATCATTCCGAACGCCGACGCCACTTGGTCGCGGTCTACGTTTTCGTTGAACGGATCATCGCAAACGCTTCTTGCGGCAACCAGTGTTGGTTCGAGTGCCCGTAAAGGGTTCGTTGTGGTCAATCCTTCTGGCAACGGTACGGTCTACATCAGCATCGCAGGTGGAACGGCGACGTCGGCTGACATCCCAATTGCGGCTGGTACCTGGTTGAACTTGACGGGCTCTATTGGGCCGTTCAACGCCGTGACGATCCTGGGCACCAACACACAAAGTGTGACGATCTACACGGGGAATTAATATGGGGCGTTTGCTTCGCGGTGTTGCTCTAGCACTCCTGGCGATCTTGCCTCTGCGGGCGATCGCTCAGCAACAGATGATCG